GACCTTAAGACTCTTGGCGCTGCAGCCCTTGCAGGCTTTGCTGGACCACTACTTAAGTGGCTAGACCCATCTGCTACATCCTTTGGACGTGGTTCAAAGTAATGATTTAAGGGGCCTAGCAGGCCCATAGACACAAGAAACCCCCAGAACTGGTATCTCTACCAGCACTGGGGGCTTTTTGTCATTTACGCATTGTATTTATTATATCTTCAATCTTAATAAGGTAGCCCTTACTAGGATTCGGAGGTATATTGCAAGTAATGGCTCTTCCCCTAGCCGTTACTACTTGCTTTAGTACTTCCGTTGGCACTATGAAGGTTGCCCCCTCCAGCACAAAAGCCCAGTATGCAGCCTTAGTGCTGGACAACCCTGATAGATACCAATTCTCATTGTTGTGTGACCAGCAAACTGTTTCAATATATACATTACCAGTTTCTTTCCATCTTAAATCTGTCTTGACTTCTACTGTAGCACCACCTGTTAGTAGTTGTTCTACTAACCCTTCTCCTTCTTGTCCTCTTGCTAGGTCTAGGTCAAAGTCTGATAGTTTGCTCATGGGTATCCTAAGTATAGTGGTTCAGGAGTTATGTTTAGTTTTCTTCTTAAAACTTTACGTTCATGTTCTGTTGTTCCGCCCCAGAATCCTAGTACTCCGTAGTTAAGTGAGTAGTTTAAACATTGCTGTTTAATCTCACAGTTATTGCAGATTCTTTTTAACATTTTAATTTCTTTATAAGTTGCTGAACCATCAGGAACAAAAAACTCTTCTGAATCAACACTTCTGCAATTAGGTGTACCTTGCCATTCTGGGTAACTCACTTTTTATATTTCCAATCTACCCACATTTCAAAGACTCTACCAATAATAATACCAACCATTAAACCAATTAAAAAACTTTCCACTTATCCTCCTGTTGAGTAGAAGCCTGTACCATTGAACTTGATGGCTGGTGCCGACCATACACGTTGCATAGTTTCACCACAAGTACTGCAGGCTGGCGGAATATTTTCGTTAATCTCTTTTACTTCTGTGCAGTAGTTGCATTTAAAATCATACAGTGGCATTAGATAGAGTCCTCATTCTTTGGGTAAGGGAGTGTGACCATTGACCCACAGTTAACGCACTCTCCATCAAGGAAATAAAAGCATAGTTCACCTTGGTCAAATGCAACAAGCGCATGAAATACATCCCCTCCACATATGCAAACATCCCCAATAGATTCTCCTCGCAAATCCATAGCGTGTGAGTAATCCGTTGGATGTAGTAACTCTCGGATTTCTTTGACATTATCACTCTCCTGATTCGTCATCTTCTACCTCTACAGAATTGTCTTCATCTAGGTGTGGTCTGTACCCACCAAGATTTCTAATTAAAGAACTGATAGCACGCTGCACTTTCATACGTGCACCATCAGGGGTAGTGTTTAACTCTTCACCTAACTTGCTCCACTCGCAAGATTCTGTACTAAACCTAGTCTTTAAAATAAACTGTTTAGCCTCTGACAATCTGTAGTATGCCGTTGCTATGTCTGAGCGCAGTACTAACCAGTTATTAGTATCTGTGCTTTCACCTTTAGTGAACTTAAAGTTGAGGTCTTTAATTTTGGTTGGTATTTCATAGGATTCTGAAATAATAGAGGGTAAGAACGCTTCAATAACTGAAGCATCATAGTAGTACAAATCAAGTAACTCATAACCAACCGTCCGTGCCTTTTCGCGTTCGCAATAAGTAATTGCTTTGTTGCGAAGAGACTTGGCTATGAGTTTGTCCTTGTCTTTTTGTGGTAGTGCTGACCACTCTTTGTACTTAACGGGATGACTAACAAACCATATCCACAAGACTTGTTGTATGTCTTGCTGGTCAGTCATAGGGTATTTGCGCTGGTATTCGGCAGCAATTGCCACAACCATCTGCTCATACTCTTCTAAGTAGTCCACGTTATCCCTCTGCTACGCCTTCCCATTGTCGCCTTTGTACCAATAGTCCGATTATTGCATAATTTGCTAGGTCAAGAAAGGTATCTTCAATACTTTCATAGTTCGGCGTGTCGTTACTTTTGTAGTAAAGGTTTTCTAATCGTGCCATCTTATCGTGCATACGCACAAGCAGCCCATTCATTGCACCACCTGGAGCATTGGCTATGTTAAATGGGCCGTAGTCTTGATGCTTGCGCACCATAATAATACGTAGTTCATTGAGAATATCTTCAAAGTTATCAAGGTTTTTCATCAAGTATCTCCTTAGCCTGTTGTTCAAAATCTATCATTGCTTCTTGCACTAACACTTCTTCTACTATCTTTTCTCCGTGTCCTGCTTCTGCTGAAATAAGAACTGCTGCCAGCATAGTCAACATTGTATTTGCTTTTTGTTGGTCTACTTGATTCATAACCCATACATCCCGTAGTGCATTAAGGATGTCTAATCCCTGGCGTTTAGAGATTGGTATACCTATGTGTCTAGGATTATCTTTAATAAAATCCCATACTTCATTGCCATTATTCAGAAAGGCATTTTCGGATTCGTTCATTAATAAACTCCGCTCCTTGTAGCATTACTATACTGTTTACGTCATGCCCTTCTGGCATCTGAACTATATTAACATTACCTAACTCTCGGCTAACTTTCTTGCCAAAATCCATACCTGCTGAATCACCATCTGCTAATACAATTACTGTATCAAAATCATCTAATATCTTGGAATAGAATGGCTTCCAGTTGTTTGCACCTGGAATACCTACTGCTGGATGTGGTGTTTTAACAGATACTGTTATGCAATCTATCTCGCCCTCAGTCACACAGATATAGTCTGATGCTGTTAGTACTGCCTGTGCATTGAACATACTGGTCTTAGCACCTGGCATACCCATATACTTTGGGTCTACATTACCCAACGCTCTGAATCTAATATCAACTACACCTGATGGTGTGATGTAAGGTATTGCTAATCTTCCAAGGTATGGTTCATGACCTGGAAGAGCGTCCTTTACCACTCCAAGATGAAAGCGTTGCGCCTCTTCTACCGATAGATTGCGTGTTGCTAGGTACTCTGTTGCTAGATGAATCTGACTGGCGTACTGGTGCGTTGCCTGCAAGAGAAATTGTCTGTGCGAACTTGATAGCCTCACGATATGTGCCTCCTTCCTTATAGATAATTAAATCGTATACATCTCCACTGACGCCACAACCATGACATTTAAATCTTTCTTCTTCAAAGTTAATACCTGCTGATGCATGGCTGTCATTGTGGAATGGGCATTTAATTTTGCGCCAGCCGTGTCCCTCAGCAGGAACGGCTGCGCCTATATAGCGTAGATAGTCTGCGATACTATGTTTCACCCAAGACCCTCCTAATAAGAGCGAGCCACACGCTGGCAGGCATACTGCAATACCATTCTCCAACATCTGACTTTCCTTTCCGCTTATGCAAGACTGTTCCTGTCCATGCATTATCGTTCTTCATTTCTATTTCTAGTTCTTTAATCCAAGCGCTCAAGTCCATGCGGACGTGGTTTTTAACCTCAATTGTTACTCCATTGACGCCACTAATATCGCCTTTGTCTAACTGTGCTCCTGCTATTCTGCGGTCTGCATAAGGAAAACCATTAACCTTCAGCCATTTAACTGCATCTGCTTCGGCTTTGCTGCCTTTACGCTTGGCTGGTGTACTCATTCTTTAGGTTGCTCCGTAATGATTGCTATTACCCAACCGTTGCCTTCGCCTTTTTCTGCACGCTCACGTGCAATATCAATGTTAGATGCACGGATAACTTTTGTTTTATTTTTCTCATAAATGATTTCATACTTAGGCATTACATTACCTCTTCCTGTTGGTACCTGACTGGTACATCCTCTAGATACATAGAGTCTGGACTAAAAGATAGGCTAACATAATTGCTGCCTGTTTGGTCTGCTCTACCGTATCTGTTCTTGACTGGTGCTACACATAGGTATGTGTCGTCACCTTGTTTCATCTGACCAATAGTTAAAACCATTGCTGGAATCTGATTGACCATGCCCTGCACTGCGCTGCGTGGCTGGCAAGGATAGCCATCAAATCCTTCTTTTGTATGGTGTAGTACTAACACTGCTGCGTTGGTATCTCTGGCTAGATACTTGAGTTCTTTCATAACGGCACGCATTGCACCAAACTCATCGTACCCATCCATTGCTACATCCATTAGGTTGTCTACAACTATAAGGGTTGGCGACTTACCCCACACTGTTTCAAAGGCTGAGACTTCATCATCTAAATCTTTGAGTGTAGGGCTAGATTCAAAGGACCAGAACAAATGGTTGTTGAGTTGTAGTATTTCATGCGACCTAGCAGGGTCGCGTTTTAGTAGTTGTTCTGCTGCTGCCTGTGTCATCTTGCCAGTCATAGCAATCAAGCGCATAGCCATTGTGTGTGCATTGGTATCTGCTGAAAAGTAAAGTGTAGGATGTTTTGTTTTAGCAGCAATAGCCAATGCAACTGATGACTTACCTGCACCTGGAGTGCCTGCAATAACAGTTACTTCTGCTCTACGCAGAATAATTCCTGCTCTCTCAAATGCAGCAAAGGCAGGCGGTAATGGTTCCCCGCCTACCTCTGCTTTATTTATAGAGCGTCTAAGTGTTTTCACTTAATCTGTTCTGGAACGAATGTGTTCCATTCTGGTGAAGTGTTAGTAACATATTGGTTCTTACACTTGTCAAATGCACCCTTTGGTGCTGGGCAGAACCAACCTTTATATGGTCTGCCATCTTTACCCATACCTTGAATCGCTGTCATCTTTCCATGTGGACATGAACGGCCACCAATTGTAGGTGTTGGTGCTGGCTGTGTATATTCTTGGGCAGGAATTGTTGTTCCTGTTTCAATGATGTTGCCACCTAATGCTGCGGCAACTGCTTGTGCTGACATAACTGGTGCTGCTGGTGTTGATGCACCACGCACTGCTGCTTCTAGTTCTGTTGCTGCTGATGCAATCGCTGCGATTGAATGTGCAACTACATTGTCTAGTTCTTCTCCGCTTTCTGCACGGACTGTAACAAGACTACCTGCTGGTGTCTTAACTGTGATACTGATTGGTGCTTCTGTACTAGGCACTATCTTCTCCTTGCTCAAATGGAGTAGCCAAACCCTTTTGGTCTCGCCACTTTCTTACTTTCATTGCAAATTGTACACCTTTCCATCCTTCTTGGATGTCAATCCATACTAACTTGCAAGTTCCTGTCCCTGCTGGGGCATGAATGATGATTGCTTTTTCTTTATTGATGTCGCCCCATGTGCCACGGGTCGCCGTATCTATCATGTACGGCGAGCCGTTGGCGTAGATTGCTAACTGCATAGCAATATTATTTGGATGGTCAATGCGACCTGTCTTTAGGTCTGCAATAAACCTTTCGCCTTTGTATTCAACAACTCTATCTGGTGTGCCAGCAATTTTAAACTTATCTAGCACGGTGAATTGTTCGATGTAAAGTTTAGTAAGTATGCTAGTTGCTTTTTGGTATGCAAGAATGTCTGGCATCCATTGTTCTGGTACTGCACCTAACTCTAAACCTAAGTCTAGTTTTTCTGTTAATGCATGGATGGCTGTACCAATTGTTGCTGCCTTACTGGCACCTGCTGCATCCATTGCTTCTTCGATGTATGCATTAACTAATTTGTTATCATCTGCTGCTACACCAATGGCTAGTAATAGGTCTGGTCTACTTGTTAAACCTATTGCTGCCATACGCATCTTCCATGCTGTTAATGCTGACGCATCATCAAGACTATTTGCTATTGTGGTAGCACGGGTATATGCAATTGCTTTGCCACCTTTAGGGGGAACGACTAGCGGTCTTCCGTATCTATCTCTTTCAATTTCTACTGGCATACATCTCCTTGTTAGTAGTGTCCCGTGTTCGCAGATGGCGGGACCACCCATCCCCAAGTCTAACACATAGTAGAAATGAACAAACGCCTACGTGTTAGATAGCGCATGATTGATGGTGGTTATTCCCGTTCGATTTCGCTTATGTTTATATCTTGGCCGTCAATGTCTAAGTCGTAGCCGCTGACTTCGATATTGTCATTAATAATATCTTCGACTTCCTCTTTAGAGGTAGCCTTGATACCAGTAATGTTAACTGTAATCTCTACAGTTGCAGACCAAGATGTAGTAAGCATGTCTGAACCAATTGATTCAAGCAATGCGTTAACTTCATCGCGTGTAACAGTTGTTTCATCCTCATCAACAGAACCATCAAATGCTTCTGTAAAAAAGGCATGTACTTCAGTACGTACCTTCATTAGTTTTCTATATGCTTCTTGTGCTTCAGTAGATACTGCATCTAACTTGCGCTTACATGCAATGTCTGTCTTGATTAGTTCCTTCAATGATTCCTCAGTGAAGTTATAGGTAGTGCCATCTACTGTGATTGGGTTTAAGTACATGTTTCTCCTTAGATTCCGACTAGTTCTAGTGCTCGTAGTTTAATGCCATCATTGCGCCCTGCAAGGGTAGCAATACTAGCATCTTTCTGAGAGTAGTGGTCAGCATACTCAACTACTGCTTGCCATAAACCAAACTCTGTATGACGGATGTTCTCCTGTGTTGGGCTATCTGAATAGATAGCAAATGCTTTCTGTCGTGCATTGAGGGCACGGGACTTAGCATTCTTCTCACCCTTGCTGAGTAAGTGTAGCGGTGCGTTCTCAATCTTGGTAGGTAGAGCCCATACCCTTTTGAAGTACGCAGTTGCTTTGTTGATGTCTGCTTCACGCTGCATTAGATGATTGGCAAGGTTGCTGTACTCATCAATGCTTGTGTAGGTTAGGTCAAGAATGTTTCGCATATCAGATACTGATAGCACTGCGTTTTGTGTATGACGCAGCGTGTATGTGTGTGCTTTATTCTTGGCTCTAAAGATACGATTGATTTGATTGGCACAAAATAATCGCTCAATGATAGGGCGTAGTACTACTGATGATGACCCGTCATGACTAGTCTTGGCTAGCAAGAAGGCTGCATGTGGGTCGCCTTGGATTTCCATTTCTTTTGGTAATGACATGAGCATCCATACTTTTGCACCGTCATCATACTCACCTGCTGCTGCATAGCGAGCATCACCTGAATCAATCAAGCCATCAAGGCAACCAAAGACTTCAGAGTTCTGAAAGACTTTGTACTTGCTACCCACTACACCAATGACTGATTCTTTTCCATCTGCTTTCTTTACGACTGCTTGCTTCTTTGGTACATGCAAGAAGTCAGAGGTGTGCATCTCAGATAATCCAACAGTCCAGTTAAGTCCTGCTTGTTCGGCTACCTGTGCTGCACTGGTTGCTTCTACCGCTATGCCTGCTTTAATCCAGGCTGAACGGTTTTTCTTTTCTACTACATCTGCTGTAGTCATATGTCCCTTTCTTTACCATGAAGCCTGATACTCGAAGGCCCATCCTTCAGGTACATCTTCAATGAGTTTGCTTATTACTTTCACTGTCCTTTCAAGAC